AAATCATAGTTCAAGTAGATATAAAAAGCTTTTTGTAGCAAAATAAAACTTTCACTGCTGACCTTCCTACCATATAAGCTTCCATATACGAAATCTGATGCAATAAACCTATCAAAAATGTAGTTCTCACCACTTGAGAGAACCTGGAGGAACAACTTTGAAAGATAGTTAGATAATTCATCCATGTGATCATGAAGATCCTTAGAGATGCCACCTAAACTCACAAAATTCCAGCCAGGGAATTTACCACTATCGCGCATAACTTTCCACAGATAACTTTTTCCAGCAAGGTCTGGTCCTTCAATCCCAATAATCATTATTTTGTCCTTTCAACCTTGTTAAGATAATATGTGTGACCTGAACTATATTTTTCACCAGTAGCTATTTGACGAAGTGGCCTAATTGTTCTTGCATCATGATAAACAATTGCACTTGGGCGACTAATATAATTTCCTTGAATCAAATCCTTCATTATTTCTATTTCTTTTTTTGCATACAACTTTGTATCTTCATCCCATCCTTTTATCCATAAAAGTGAAAACCCAAAAAACAAGAAAAAAACTATTGCAAAACCCAAAAAAGTTTTCATAATTAATTTCCTCCAATAAATCTTAGAACATCACATATAATTTTATCTTTATTTTCTACAATTCCAAAATCTTCATCATCAAATATTTTATAAAAAGATTCATACAAAGATCTACAATTAGATTTCATTAAATATGCATTATGAAGTACAGCTGCAATATGTGTAGGTTCTAAACTTTTCACAAATAAAGGATAGTTCTCTGGAATAGTAAAACCAAATGAATGAATATTTCTTATAATAGGAAGGCATCCAAGAGCCATACCTTCACGAACTGCGATTCCACCATGAAGATCATCCATAAGACTAATAGAAAAATCAGATGAAGCAAGTAGTTTCAAATAATCTTTTCTGTCAAATGTATCAGGGCATATGCAGTTTGGAACATTATTCATAAGCCATTCTTTTGAAATTGATTTTGTTGTATTTGTAAAAGCAATAGAAAAATCTGATTTACCAGTTACTGTCTTTAAAATTCTCGCAAAGATCTTTACACCCTCTATGAAAGGAATATGGTTAGAATAATTTGTAGTTGAAAGTCTATTAGGAAAAACAAACCTTACTTCATTTTTTGACTTATAATTAAAAAATTGCTTATCATTAAAATGAGAGGCAATTTCTTTACTATCAAAAGAAAGTGGCCATTGTGATATTTGTTCATCAACACATGGACCTTCATCAAGATAGATTTCTCTTATATATTTTGAAAAGACAACTGAAAGTGAAGAGCAGAATAATGATTCGTGCTGGCGCTGCTCATAAGAAATAACTTGATCATGCCCTGAAATATGAAATTCATTTATCATAGGAAAATGATTTATAGAAATAATGTGAGTAAATTTTCCAGTCACATATTTATAGCAGGAAAGAATATTCTTTGTTAGTTCAGGTGTATTATTTATAATCAAATCATATTCATCACCATCAAATATCTTACAATATTCAAATGCATCAAAATGAAATCTTTGAATCATATTATTTGGAAAAACCTTTAAACTTTGAAGCCATTTAGCATCATCAAAAATTAAAATATCATTTTCATTTGAAAGCAAACCTACAGATGGAACTACAACGTGAATTTCAAAAAATTCTTTTAGAATAGAAAAGAGCATTTTCATTACGCGCATATTCGCGTCAGCATTCAAAAGGATCTTTCCATTTGTCTTATCCTGCTGACTATAAAATGGAATGTAAAGAAGTTTTCTCATTTAAATTTTCCTTTCAAATAAAATCGAGTTGTCCATTCTGAAGAGCAGATTCCATCATCAAATTATATTTAATAAACCTACAATCATAAAGATTGCAGTCATTGCAGTTTATTCCTTTCTGCTTCTTCCAATGCTCATACGAATTCCAGACAGATTGAAAGCCAGATTTAAAAATATTTCCAATGCAGTGTGTATCCATGCGGTGGCGATAATAACAGCAAATATAAATATCACCATAATAGTCTATCAATGTATGTACTACAGAAGTGAAGCAGCCAACTCTTTGAGGAAGATTTATCTTCAGGAAGTTTGTAAGAAGTACAGTGTGATGAAGATATTTTTCTGCAAGATATTCTATCTTTTCAGTAAGTCTAATTCTATCATCTGTAAAAGCTTCAGGAACATTTGCAGCCAGTTTGAATTGAATAGAATCAAATCCAAAATCTTCTGCATTTCTTATGGCCATTTCTATATCATTGATGTCAACTTCTTTTCCTATTGTATATTTGTAGGAAACCTGACAGTCATCACGCTTTCTTTTTATCATTTCACCTGCAGAATTTATAATGTTGATATAATTTATTCCCTTGACCCCCTTTATCTTTTCAAACATTTCAGGAGAACCAGATTCGAAACTGATCCTAACATAGCTTGCATTTTTTCCAAGAAAATTTGCAATGCTACTATCTACAAGACAAATTCCATTTGTTAAAACACCAAGATGTAAACTACGACTTTTGATATATTCTAAGAGTGAATAAATATCAGGGCAATTTAAAGGTTCACCACCACCACATAGTTCTACAGCCTGACCACCGGCATTTTTAAATTCATTTAGAATATATTCCCATTCAAATCTTTTTAGGAATACTTTCCCGAGTGAATTTAGTTCTTTATAATCACAGAAAGTACATTTGAAGCTACAAATATTTGTAGGATATAAAATCAAAAAACGAGGTCTTGGAAAAACCCCATTATCAACATAGTTTTTAATTTCAGGATAAAATGAAAGAATCCTCTGGCCAAGATAATCAAAAACAGTATTCATAAAAATATCCCCCTGTCAGAAGCTATGAATTCAGAATAGATCCTATTTGATTCATTTGCTCGAGGTGAGCACCACCTACATTCTTCACATCTTTTAGAATATAGCTCAAGCCTTTTTTCAGAACCATATTTCCAAATAGAATTTATTGATTGACGATTTATATTTCCATATGAATGGTTCATATTTCTATCTTTAAAAAAACCATTTTCTCTGGCTATATCAGAGCAAGGAAAGACTTCTCCATCAGCATCTATCATGCAGTGTATTTGTGTAGTAGGACAAAGGTGCGGTGCAATATCTTTTGTATCAGATCTAAATTCTGGAAAGGTATGAACCTGATGTAGCCTGAAATCAAATCCCCACTGCTCTGCCTGATACATTATGAGCGGGATTTCTTCTTCATTTAAATCTTTTATTTCAAGAGTATTTATTCTTACTTTTTCTTTTGGAAGTTGTAGCTGTGAAATATGTTCACAATTATCAATTACATTATTTAATAAATTTTTCCCCTTTATTTTTTCATAAGTAGAATCACTTACTGCATCAAGAGTAATCCTGCACCACTCTACATTTGCATAAAGTCTTTCCCAAAATTCTATCGGATAGACTTTAAAAGCTGCTGTAGTAACCATTCCAATTTTAACATCGCCACGAAATCTTTCCAGAAGATCAAAGAGATAAGGATATAAAAGAGGATCACCACCAGTTATGTAAGCAGTTTCAACTTGCATATTATTTAGACATCTAAATAAATATTGAATCCTTTCACAATCTATCTGGGCGAAAGGCCAAGTGCTTCGCTTACATGTCATGCAATTAAGTCCACCGCAATTTGTAGTTAAATTTATTTGTACAGTCAGAAGCGGTGAAGCTGGCATTGTCCTCTGAACCAACTTGATATAAGGTATTATTTTGTTCATTGCTTTCTTCCTTTCTAATATTATTATATGGTTTTTGGTAGTCAAATTTTGGGCATAAAAAAAGCCCTGCGAGTTGTTTAGGCCCGCAGGGCTTCTATCACGATGCTTCTTTCTTCTGTATGTATTTATTTCTTCCCGCGCTTCGGTTTTTCAGCTGCTCCGGAAAGGGCCAGTGCCTTCGGTGTCACGGCCCGCTTGGTTCCATCCTTCAGCTTCAGGATGATTCCGGTAGCAGGAGCAGGGTGATAGCCAGTTACTTCGGCACCCTTGAAGCTGATTCCTTCTTTCTTTCCTGCATAGTCGACCTTGGATCCGATGGGGAAATCCTTTTCACGTGTGTCCTTCACATCACTCTTGGGCTTTTCCTTGCCCTTGCCCTTGGCAGGCTCTTCCTTTTCCTTTTCCTTTTCCTTGCCATTGGCCTTTCCCTTGCCAGGCTTCTCGTCCTCTTCCTTTTCCTTGGCCTTTCCCTTGCCCTTGGCAGGCTTCTCGTCCTCTTCCTTTTCCTTTTCCTTTTCCTTGCCCTTGCCAGCGGACTTCAGGCTGCCCAGTTCAACGAAGGCCTCGTCAAGTTTTTCTTCATCTTCAGAAGAATGCTTGTCCAGGTCGATGTCGGCCATGGCATTGTAGAAGTTCTGAATGGAGATAGGAAGTTTTTTGAATGCCTTTTCAGAAACGATGTCGGTGTCCTCGAGCTGGTCCATAATCTCGTTCAGAAGGGGAATACCATCTTCGTGTTCCACCTTCAGACCAACCACCTCTACGATCAGTTGAAGTTTTGCATTTTGTTTGTCGTCCAATTTGTACTTTCCCATGATCTGATCCTCCTTACTTTGTTGTTGGTTTATGGTTGACTTCGGTTTGTCCTTCTAAACTATTCTATGAAACTCTACCCTACGATTCAAGTGACAATTTTAATTCTACGAGAAGTTCTGACTTCAAGCTTAATAACCTACTGAACCCTCCTTTCTTTAGGTCGTTCAAAAGCTTTAACATTTCGCCATTGCCAGAAAGCTTTTCAAAAATTACAATTTCATCCTCTTCGCAAAAGCTGATCTCATCAAACTCTACAACTTCACCTGGTCTTTTATGAACATCCCTTTTCCTTTGAAGGTTTATCATATGATTGATAACAGTAGTGTGAAGAAATGTGCCAAATGATGCTCCACCAGAATCATTCCAGAGTTCATAATCATAATTTTCGTACATTATCAAAACAGCTTCTTGAAAAAAATCTTCAAGGCCAATAGAAGGATCTTTGTTTGAACGGTAAAAACTCATTGAAATTTTCATCAGCATTTTCTGGAAACGAAATAGAAGATTTTGACGACGTGGTTTTCTTTTCATTAAAACCTACCTCCTCTGAATCCAGATTCTTTCGTAGATTTCTATGTTGTTTATTCCTATGACGTCGTCAACTGCATGATTTACTTCAGGCCAATTTATATCATGGCCACAAAAAAGTTTTTTAGCAAAAGGACTAAGCGCGAGAAGATCCGCCTTGACATCCTCATACTTATGACTTCCATCTACAAAAACCATATCAGAAGGAGTTAGAAGATGTAATGATTCAGAAATGTGAGTAGGTATTATAGAAAGGTTTTTAAATCTGTTTCCTACGTTCCTCATAAATTCTTCCTTGATATCAACTTCATCAGCTTCTTTATGAGGGCCATCATTTTCTTTTTCTTCTTCACTTCCTTTAAAATGATCAATAACGGTAACGGTTCCAGGGCAACCAGAACAAAGTGCATGAGTGCTCTTTCCCTTCCATGCACCAAGTTCTATAATGCTTTCCATCTTCTTCGACTGATTGAAAAGCCAGTTTAATTCTTCAACTGACATCCAGCCCTGAATATCATTATTGTAGAAATTTCCTTGTGAAACATTGTATTCAAGCTTGGTGTATTTTTTAACTCCTATGTGTGAAAGGTTAACTCTTGGATCACACCAAACTTCATATCCCAAAAGCTTTGCTCTAACACAGAAAGAAAAATCTTCACCAATCTGAATTCCATTTTCTTTCTGCCACAAATTAAATGATCTTCCATATTTATTAATGACTTCAGGTTTTGACATATGCTCTATCACTTTACGATCAATCATTAGAAAACCAGCACCAACACCATCGCATTTAAAAGGTTCATCGGGAAGTTTGGTTATTTCTACAAAAGTATAATTTAATTTATCGTGCAGATTGTACGCATGATACCGCATAGGATAAAACTTGGAAACGTAGAGACCACCAATGATTGGTTTGTTTGCATCCAGCATTAAGGTTATATCAATAGGATTAAATTCAATATCAGAATCTATAAACAAAACCTTATCTGCCCCATATTCAAGGGCAAGCCGAAGTAAATCACTTCTTGCAAATGGAACTAAATTTGTCTCTGTCTGGATCAGTTCGAAAGAAACTCCGATTTGCTTCATTGCAGTGATAGTATTTATAATGGAAGCTTGACATTCTGGTTCGATGTTTCGATAGTGTGGGATCAATGCTATTAATTTCATACACGCTTCTCCTTCCTTCTTTTTGAGGTTCCAGAAATTTCTACATATCTTATTTCACCACATCTTTCAAGACTATCAGGAAAACACTCAGCCATCTTTTTATCAATAGCCATATTCATTTTCCTACATGCTTCAAGAGATGGTTTTTCCATATACCTTCCATGACTGATAGAAACCTTTTCATCCTCAAAATCGCGCAGATAACCAGAATTGAAGCACTTGAAACTGCGTCCATTTATGATCCTAAAATAAGTCAAATTTTCATGATCATAATGAACTGTATCAGGTGAAGTAGACAGAGCACCAAATCCTCTTTTCTTTCTTTTCTTCTTAGGCTGACTTTGCGCTTTTGCTTTCATCATCACCTCGCAAGTTGTAAATGTCCTCCACTGATATAAGTGCAGGACCAGTTTGAGTTTTAATGATGCGAACTTTTCCAGTAGACATGAGCAATCTAATCGTTTGAGTGCTAACTGAAAAAATCAAAGCAGCTACTGATACAGGTAGAAATTGATCCTTGTAAGGTGGCTTGAACTTCTTAAGGATCCCCTGAACTTCTTGATCCTCCATAGACTTGTATCGCTGATTTTTCAAACTTACTTTCCACTTTGCCATATTCTATTCTCCTTGAAAGAGAAGATGAATTATGCTTCCCCTTTAAAACACAAAAGGGCTATGCCCCGGAAAGGAAGCATAGCCCTTTTTTTATAGAATGTAAACTAAATTTTCATGGTTCCGGCAATGATTCTTTCGGCATTCTTCCTGTAGATCTCTATGCGGGATTTGATATAATCCTTAGTCACCTTTGCATCTTTCTTCTTGTAGATTTCTGCGAAAATGCTGTAGATTTCTTTTTCGTCGGTGTTACGCTTAACCAGATCCACCATCATCAGGTTGTAGTTGAGTTTCTTCTTGAAGTTAGCCCGCTTGCCATCCAGCTTCTTGGCCTTTTCTTCAACCACCTTCTTCGCCGCTGCCTTGATCTTGTCCAACTTAGTTTTTTCAGAAGCTTTCATTTTTTGATCTCCTTGTAAAGTAGTGTGAGAGTCATGTTTTACACAAATTCCCAGCCAACAGGTACAACCCATAGGCACCTTCCTTAGATAAGGATGTCACGCTTCAGTTCGATGTCCTTCGCCGCTTTGATTTCCTTAGAAACATCGGCCAACTTTTCACCTACCAATTTTCGGTAGTCATCAGAATATTTAAACATTTCAGAATCACTGTCCTCTACGTATTCACGAATGTCCTTAATTGCTTCTTTCAGTTTGCTGTGGAATACGAAGCCATCATAGATTTCTTCAAACTTTCCGAGGAAGTCGTTCAGGCTTTGAAGAGTGAGCATATTGACTTTATTATTTTCGCACTGACCTTTCAGGGTTTCGATTCGCTTAAAGAATTCGGTGGCGACCATATTCTTAATGTCTTCGCCCATGCTCCTGAATTCCTGCTTCAGCTTGTTGGTTTCTTCCTTGTAGAGCTCAGGACTAAGATCAGAAAGCTGATCAGGAACACCGAGCACCCTGAAATTAAACTTGAACTGGAAGATAGAAAGCAACCGCGATTCCGTTGGGTACTTATCTTTTTTGTACATCTGAGGATATGCTTTCGAAAAATTTTCTTCCATCTTCTTGATAGAGGAGGCGACTTCCTTCGCGATGTCCATGTACTTGATTTGAAGGTCCAGAAGGTTTTCGTTGACTGTAGAAATGAACTGCTTGCCTACGAAGTAGAATTCCCTGATTGGTGAAGGTAGGCTGTAACGCCGAATGATTCCGAAAGCTTCATTCTTGATGGAGCGAAGAAGTTCGAGTCTTGCCTTATCTTCTTTTGTAATCAAGTCTTGAACTGCTCTAACAACTTCAGTTGGAACATCCGCATCCATCACTTCCGCGTTGTCCACTCTTGAAGTAGCACCCCACATCCTGACGTATAAAGTAACCATCACGCCGCGTTTGAAAATTTCTTTAGGATCAAAAACTTCATCCAACTTCGCGTCACGAACGACTTTCTTTTTCGGTTCTTCACTCGGCCGAATCTGGGCATCGCCATAAACCGCGGCGCAATCTTCGGCAATCTTCTTTTCTTCTTCCTTAACTTCAGATGACTTTACAACATCAGGTTCACATTGAGGTGTAACTTTTTCTTCGATGACCATGGCTTCTTTCACGCTCTTCAACCGCAGGCAAGATTTGCAAGTGATTTCTGATTTACTTTTTACCGGATAGACAAGTGCATCTTTCTTTTCGCAGCAGGTTATAAAGCCACCTTCAAGAAGTTCTTTGCATGCATGAACGCTCTTGCCACCCTTGTACCAGCCAGCTACGATTCCATTCAGTTCTTTAGACATTAGACCTTCCTCCTGTTAGTTGTAGATGATTGAAGTAAGAATAAGACAAATGACCATGGAAACTACCAACACCGAAAAACCGATAATGATTTTTGTTTCTTCGCTCATTCCTTTTCTTCCTCCTTCTTGGGGTTAGGTTGACCAGTTAACAACTACCTCTGCCCTTGAAGATCCTTTTCCTCAAGGGCAGGATAGTGGTTAAAGATCTATGTCGCGCTGCTTGATTTCAGACTTTCCATTGATCTTCGTGGAAGCAGGGATTGTTCTATCCTTCGCCCATTTCCGAAGGTCCTCAATCCGTTCTCCCAACGTCTTGCTGACCGGTATAACGAAACGCTCTACATCCTGAAGCTTGATTCCTTTCTTGGTCTTTTTAAACATGGAGCAAATCCGGCAAACACTTTTGATTTCCGCTCCTGACCAACCTTCCAGTGTAGAAGGTTCGCCATCGACATTGTAGGAAGTCTTGTAAAAGTCCAGGATCTTTGTAGCTTCTTCCTTGTTAGGAAGATCAATGAAAAATGGCGCGCAGTCCCAGCGTTCTGCTCTTACGTATTCTGGGGGCAGCTGACTTATATCATTGCAAGTAGCTATAACGTAGAGTCCTTCTGGACGATTTGAAAGAAGCTTAAGGAATTGTGAAGCAGATCTTTTTCCAGTACCACCATCGTTCTGTCCGCTGGAATTCAGGCCAGCCAAGCCTTTCTCTATTTCGTCTATGAAAAGTATGCATGGTGTATTTGCTATAATCACTTCGATTGCTTTCGCCCAAGCATTTTCTGCCTGACCATAGAGACCTTCACCCTGCATCCTGGCCATTTCCATTTCTATAACCTTCAGGCCAGACTTAGATCCCACCCACTGAGCAAAGTGCGTCTTTCCAGTACCAGGAGGGCCAAGAAGAAGAATGCCTTTTGAATCCGGATGATTTATCGTCGGCAGGACAAATTCCTTTATGGCATCGTAGCCAAGCGGTTCAGGAAGATCTTTGTATTCGCCGATTTTCAGGCCAGCAGTCTTTTCTACTTCAGAAGCTTGAATCATCGCAACAGTCTTGGGATCAAACTTTCCTTCGTTCTTTATCAAGGTGAAAGCGTAAGCATTTCCAAGTTCGCGTCTTGAAAGACCTTTACTGTTTTGGATAATCAGTTCGATTTCTTCTTCAGTTGGAGGCTGATACTTTGGTGAAGCTTTTGCAGAGTTAGCTATACTGTCAAACACCGTTTTGATTTCTTCCTTATTAGGAAGTGGGAAATTGATTTCAAGAAAATCCTTCCGAAGACATTCAGGAATTGCCTTGTCCATGCTGATGTCGCCCAAGATGATCAATGTCTTTCTGTATTCCTTAGAAATCCAAATTTCAACACGGTTCTGAATATACTGAACCATTGCCTTGTTGATGTTACCATAATCATCCTTCAGAAACCAGTGAAAGTTTTTTGCTACCACAATGGTGCGTGGCTTCATCTTCTCGATGCTGTAGAGGAATCCTTCTGGGTCTTGATTTTCTTCCAGGTCAAAAATCTCTACTTGAAAATCGGGCAGTTCAGAAGAAACTTCCCTGATTGCTTCCAGCGTGCTCTTGACTTCTAAGGTTCTGCAGTAGAAAAATGCATACCCAGCCCTGACACCAGCCTTCAAATCATTTTTACCTTCCATGTGACTTCTCCTTCCTGTTTGAGGTTATGTTGTTTGAATAGACTTGACAGACCTGAAGGATGGACAAAAGCTTTAAACCTTTGCCCACCCTGCTCGGGGTCAAATCGTTAACTTCCTACCTTCACAATTTTTCCACCACGAAGTACGTTCCGATTTTTCCAGAAAGGATTATCGCGCTTGGTCTTCGTAACCACACCACCAGCCATGTTAGCAATTTCGCTTAGAAGTTCATCTGCAGACAAATGTTGAGTTTCTGCAATATCGCCCGTACTCACGCTTATGGTGCCATCTTCCAAAATTTCAACTTCTATTTTTGTCATCATTGTTTTTCCTCCTACCTAAAATCGTTTGAGCTCCATCCGAGTTCCTTGAGCATTCTTGTTTACCAGGGCCCACTTCTTCAGCTTAGCAACCTTTTCGACTATCACCTTTGAATATTCCATCTTCAGACGATTTACTTCACGTGTGTAGTAGGACGTCGTCACGATCTTTTCTTCGTCCAGGTAGATGTCTGCCACGATTGATCCGTAAACGGTCATGTACTTTCCATGATCCTCTACTTTCAGACCGATCCTCATGGCTGCCTCAATCAGAAGATCTTTGTTCTTGGCCTTAAATACAAGGCTGTAGGTTTGAACTTCCCAGCATGGCATTTGACTACTCCTTTCTGTTTGGTATTTTTTCCAGTTTTTCCATTTCCTTCTGAGCACAGGTAGGACAGTAAGTGTGGCTGATTCCGTTGCCACCTTCCTTTTCTCCAGTCTTTCTTCCACAAATGCAGCAGATAATTATAATCATCTGCCTGCCTCCTTTTCGTCCTGCTCGAGGATCCGGAGGACTTCCGTCGCCCTGCGCTTCAACCATTCGCGGATAGCAGCTTCAGCCTGGGCAAGGGTTTCGAACTTGTTTTTAAAAGAGCGGTCGTTGACCCTGACCCTGTAAAATCCTTCCTCCCAGATGATCCATGTCTTAAAAGGACCAACGTCCAGATTCCAGCAGCTGTACTTTCCACCTTCAAGTTTCGCCATAGGTCTATTCCTTTCTGTTGAGGTTATAGGTTTGAATCTCCGACGTACCGGTCCGAAGACCGGTACCGCACTTGGCTTAACGGCTATTTTACATCGCCAAGTCGATGATTTCTAATCTGCTCAACTTCCTTTTCTTCGTCCGTTTCTATTTCCGAAAGTTCTTTAATTGAAGCAGACAAATTCTTCGCATCGAGTTCTATATCCAGAATCATGTTTCCGATTTGCTTCACCTCTTCGCCAGGTTCGAAATCCTCTTGGAGCAAAGTCATGATAGAGCCTGCGTATTTCCTAATTTCCCTTATCAGATCGGTTGATCTTCGCTTATCTTCTGGCCTAAGAATGATGTTTGAAGTTGCTTCTTCTGCGGTCAGCATAGTCATTTTTCTTTCCTCCATTTTTTTGTAGTAGCGTTTTGCTTGCTGCGACATTTCGATAAGATCATCTGCTTCGCCCATACTGTCTCCTTCCTAACTCCAAGAATATTTTTTCCATTTTCTAATTACGGCCGCCCTGTCTTTAAAATCCAAATTCGGAAAGTAGGAAGAAATCGCTTCGTGCATGCAGTCATTGATTATAGCTTTCGTCGGGGACCAAGAACCTGAAGTCAATTTTTCGATTCCGTCGGGACCGCATTCTTGAATAGAATATTCACCGAGGTAGTCGCCCATCACGCATTCGCACTTATGAATAATGCTCCAGATGTAAGTGTCGTAGGCTGCCTGCTTCTTCCTTCTTGTAACCAGGGCAGCCAGCTTCTTGGCTTTCTTCACCTGCTCGCGCGCTCTTTTCGCAAAGTCGTTTTCCTTCCTTGCCGGGCAGCAATAACTACACTGCTCATACATGAGGCCGTGTTTACACATAGTTTTTTTCCTCCTGTTAGGGGTTAGACCTTCCAACGTACCGGTCCGAAGACCGGTACCGCACCAAGCCTAATGGCTTTATATAGCTGCTTGGTCAGCTTGCGATAGATCCGCAATTCCTTTGAAAAAGTTCTTTTTCATATTCGACTAATTTTTCCAAAGACCGAATGATGTCCCTTACAGTGCTTCCGCTCCAACCACCCTTCCTCCATACGCCGGCGCGAACTTCTATTTCCTTGGCTTGGAAAAGATTTGAAAAGACGCAAGTGCTATTGTGCTTATAAGGTGAGTTCAAAATATCTTCCAGAACCATATCTTGATATTGCCGTAAAGCTTTGAGGGCTCCTGCATAACTTGCAATTTGAAAATTTTCATCGTAGATTGCCTTCATCCTCTTGATTTCTTTCCTTTCAAGTTCTGCTTCCATAACCTTTTCGCAGTTCCGAAGTTCGTAAAGGATGTCGGTCAGAACACCAGTCAGAAATTCTTCACGACGCTTGTCTATGCTCTTCAAGTTATGTTGAAAAAACCAGTCGATGTTATCTATTTCGTATTTGATTTTTTCTTCCAAAGTGGCTTCCACCTTCACTTTCGTGGTTTCAACCGTCTTCATCCGACCGCTGGCAGTTCTGATTCTTACTTTAGGCATTTTGATTTCCTTCCGTTTGAGGTTATTGGTTTTGGCTGCTCTTCAGACCGTAGCCACCACGCTACGATGACCGGCCTTGGTGGCCGGTTTCGCATTTACTTCCACCCAAGTTCCCGACTTACTTTTCCAGAAAGATAATCAAGTGATGAACCTTCAGAAAGATAAAGAACCTGCTTGGGTTCCCATTCAGGAACTTCAAAAGGGCTTCCGTCCATATCCTTTTCCGGGTAATCATCTTCATCAGGTTCGTTTAGATCCACGACCACGGCTTGACCACATTCAAATTCCAAAGGATAGTTGGGTTGGAAAGCAAGGTGAACTTCCACATCGTCGTCTAAACCTTCCAAAGCTTCTTTCAGTTCGCCTACGGTCATCATTTTCTTTTTCCTTTCGTTAGAAGTTAGTTGCGTTTGCCTTCGGTCACCGACCAGATTAAACCTTCGAGGTCATTGAGTTCTTCGAAAGATAACTTGTGTAAAGCTTTATTCACGCTGGATTGAATTTCGTCGCTCTGATCCTTAACCTTTAACATCTGCTTGATATAATCACGAGCACCGGCCTTTTTGTAATTTCTTCTGCTAAACATTAGTCACCTTCCTTTTTGTTAAGGTTTATGAAGCTTGACAGACCTGAAGGATGGACAAAAGCTTTAAACCTTTGCCCACCCTGCTCGGGGTCAAACTTAGCAGTCTATGCCCATTTGGTATTCTTTGCCCCTCGGACGTTTTCTGTAGAAAGCCAGAAAAAGGTTTTTGTATTCTATTTCATCTTGATATTCTATCACAAATCCTGGTCCCCAAATTTCTTCCATCGTGAACTTAGTTACGAAAGGCCGAAGAGCCTTATTGGCCGTATGCATGTAGCCTGCCCAGTCTGTAGGAAGAAGTGTTTTGTGCTCCAACCAGGCTTTATAAGCGCCTTCGGTAGTTTCCTTGCTAACTACCTTGAAACCTGCTTTCTTGAGGTCTTTCAGAAGCTGTGTAAAGGTTGTCATTGTCTTTTCTCCTTTGTGGGTACTGGATTTCAGTCAAGATACACCGAATAAGGGGGACCACCGATTCCAGGAATAACGTGAAAGGTATTGTTTCTGTAGCCAGATTTTTTGGTTTCCCTCGAGATATAAGCCAGAGCGAACTTCAATTCCGACCAGTCGCATCCGCATTCTACAGAAGTTGAAGGGGCGTAAACGGCTTCGTTCCAGATAACCACTTTCTGATTGTTTACCATCCTGACTTCCTTAACCTTGTCTGGGCTGGCTTCGTATTCTTCCATAATCCTTCCTCCTTTTAAGTTGGCTGCCATCTTCAGTCCACAGGCACCACCCTGTGAAGAGCAGCCTTGCGGCTGCTTTCGGTTTAGTTAGAATTTTTGATGAACTTCTTGTCTATCCTTTTCCGCTTCATGGCCGTAAGTTCGGCAGCCTGAAAAGCTTTCAAAGCATCTTGAACTTCTATAAACGCTCTTTCAATATCTGAACTAAAGGCTTGATATGCGGATTCGTGAATTTCCTTGCTTTCACCTTCTTGCTCCCAGTCGTTGAGCCGCTGATAAGTAGGATTCACCATAGCTTCCAAAACTTTTACCATTTCCCGAAGTTCTTTGAAGGATTCAAAGACCGGCCGACGATGATCACCGAATTCCTCTACCATCATGCCCAAAGTTCCTTTTGCCATTGTTCACCTTCCTTTTTTTGTTAAGGTTTATGTTTGTGTAGATTGGCTGCCATCTTCAGTCCAGAAGAACCACCTTCTGAAGACCGGCCTTGGTGGCCGGTTTCGGCTTAGTTAGCAGGAGCGGATCACGTTGACACACCGGAAAGCCATTATCATGCCGGCCAGGTAGTGATTAAGTTCTTTCAGATTCACGTTCCACTTGGTGAAAACTTCTTCACCGTTTACGAGCACATTTTCGAATAACCAATTAGGATCGGTGCCCATATTCCATTCTATATCCAGACCGGCATTCTGAAGGGTGGCAACCTGATTCTTGATCTGGACTACCATCTGATCGCGCTCACTCGGATTGGTCTTTTTCATTTTCTTTTTCCTTTCGTTAGGTGTGTGTGGTTTATTGCGGGAGGTTGATTTGCCTTAACAGCCTTCGCAAAACCCTTGGGGGGCCTTGCGAAAGCTGTAATCGGTTTCAACCGATTTTTTCCTACCTAAGATCCTGCGGCCCTACTAATTTTTTCAGGCTGGTTCCGTGGTACTATGCGGTGCCTCCTTGAGAGAGGCTGTGTATAGCTGAAAGGATCTTGCAAGCCTACTTTACTTCGGCATGGTATATATAGTTTGCCAGCCCATTCTGGCGTCCCTTCCCACCTTGGATCTTAGGTAGTGTCGTTTCGGGCTCGAAGGCGATCTTTCTTTCCATCCGCTGGTTCTTCCAGTTAGAGCACGCTCGCGCCGGACTTTCAGAAGCTTTCCTTCGATTTAACCCTTATTTGTCTGGAGCCGGTTTTGAAGGTCGGAAAACCTTCTTTTTTAGCTTACTTAGAAAAGGCTCCCTGTGCTGTGAGCCCCTCCAGACTTCAAAGAACTTAAAGGATTTTTTAGGTGGCCTTCGTCCGCCCCGGTCTTTTTAATCTTGCGACCGGCCAAGAAACGCTATGATTTCCTTATCACCTCCTCTCTTTAAGTTGTTGAACCTATTTTACATTTTTTAAAACCTAAAGAAAAGGAAATTTTTGACAATCTTATAACATATTGTTTTTACAAGCAAAAAAAAATTTATTTTTCCTATTAAAAGGATGAAAAAATATGATCAAATTTATCAATAAAATCAACAACAAACCCGTCTCCTTTAAAGGAATGCTATTTTATATAATAAAATCAATACATTATAGACTAAATGGAAACCTTAAAACTGGACTGGGACATTTTTCGAGGTAGGTATCTGTAAAGTGTGACTGGAAGCCATTTTACAAAGGAAAATCGATGTAAACCCTTACTGGGCCTACTTTAGATCCTGGAAAGGATCTTTTGGAAGGACAGACCGAGGCTGTTTATATCTTGTGTGTATGGAAGGCGTAGAAACGCTGACTCAGTAAAGGTTTCCAGGTCAGCTGATAGATCTTCATTTTCACGAATTGCATCTCCGTCAAAGCCCACTATGACTTTAGAAGGAGCCTTGTCTCTGATAAGTTTCAACTGATCGCGCGTAATTTTTTTTCCGAAGGCACATATGCCATGGGCACATCCTACCGTCATCGTGTCCATATAACCTTCAGTCACCACCAAAGGACTATCAGCACGGTGGATATTTAGAACAAGCCATTTTATATTAACACCAGTCTCCTGCTCAGATGTGGAAAGGTATGGGAGTTCTTGCTTTCCTGTAATATCCCTTCCCTGCCAAGCGCAAATGTAGCGCCCATCAGGATCTTGGATGGGCATCATTATCCGATGAGCATACCTTCCATCATAACAAAAAGACAGTTCCCATTTTTCTATAACCTTCCAAGGATCAAAGCCACGGCGAATAAGGTAGGCCCAGGCTTTGCTGTCTGGTTTTATATCGCGCATGAACTTTGGAAAATAGTTGGACTTTCTGTAGACCTTTGCCTCTTCTGGTTTTTTTTCAGAAAGGATTTCCTCTATCGTAGAATCATCTTTTGATAGGTTAGAAATAGTTTGATATGTCTGCGCTTTCTTCCTTGCCTCTTTAAATCTAACCTGCTCAAGATAAGCTATCAGTGAAACTATATCTTTCCCACTATCACCGCAGCGCCAGCAGCCCCAGTTTCCTTTATTTGCAGAAATCCAGATCTGACGGAAAATTTTTCCATCATAGTTACAAGTCGGACAGTGGCAGGCGATATAAGGACGGTCTGGTGTTCCATAGTCCTTATGAGGCCTGCCAGTATGGTCAAGATAAGATTTGTAAAGTTCGGAAAAATCCATTTCATTCAACCATATCTACAACCTGAATGGGCCAACCTTCCCTTTTGAAAAGAGCGGCACGACTTTTAGAATGCCTGAGGAGGATTGGATGTACAGAATCTATAAAATCATATACATCCACGGTTTTCTTGCTCTCAGTGACACGTAGCCCACGTCCTATCCACTGAATCACCTTGATTTCGCTCTTTCCAGCACCGGCAGGAATGATAGCATTTACAGAAGGTATATCTGTACCCTCATCCCATACTGGCGTAGCTATTACAGAAAATCCTGTAGAGGTAGATCCGAAAAGTTTTTTTACAAATGTCCTTTCTTCTATCTTCGTACTACCCTGTACGAGGACACCAGCACCAAGGGCTTCCAGGTATTTTCCATGCCTAACATGCTTCACAATTATAAGTATTTTTTCACCCCTCATTACACATTCTTTTGAAACCTTGGCAATGGTTTTATTCCTTTCGCGATTCTGTACAATTCCAAGCTGGTAAATGGCTCGATAGTCATCTGACTTATATTCTTCTGGGTCAAATTCATCTACAGGAAGATCTTTGTAAGAGCAAAAATAAATCTTAGGTTTTGCAAGCCTGCCACGGTCTATCAAGGTCGAACTGGTTATTTCAGCTATGGCTGGACCTATCAAACCTTCACGAATAAGAATAGCCGCTTTGTTTTTCTTATGCATCGTACCAGTCAGTGCATATCTTACAGAACAGTTTGTCAATGTATTTATAAATTTTCGATATGAAGAAGAATGAAGGTGGTGGCCTTCATCCACAATAATCATATCAACCTTCTGAGATTCCTTTTCTGAAAACCTATTTCCAAGACTTTGAATTGTTCCGACAGTTATTCTTCCTGGCTTATATTTTCCAGAACCTATACAGCCAATCATTTTCTTCCCAAAATAATTTTGAAAATTTTCTATCGTCTGAACAAGTAGATCCTTTGTATGCACAATAAATAAACACATCTCAGGATCATACATATAGATAACACCAGCAGCAATCACAGTCTTTCCACTTCCAGTAGGATATTTTATGAAACCTCTTCTTGTATTTTTTATCTTTTCAAAGACATCAACTTGATCTCGAAAAAACTTAAAATCACCACCAGAAAATCCTTCAATATTATTTTTTACAGAAATACCTTTACAAGAATCATCGCGAACAATCCTTACTGGAAAATGCTTCTTGATAAGATCTACATAACCAGTAAGAAAAAGACCCGTCCTTCCAATTTCAGATTTCTTCCTAAAAGCCATTTCACCATAATAATAATTTGATTCAGTGTATGATAGAAGTTCTCGCAGGTCTGGTAGATATTCAGGAGAAAGAAGTCTTGACATACTATGATCTATGATGTGGATCCGCACAGGGTTAAGGTTATTCATCTTGGTTTTCCTTTTCTTCACCTTCTTCTATATTTTGGATGCGACGTGAACTAATACAAAACTGACCAATTTTATAATCCTGAATCAGTTCTGCTGCCAAGCCTTTCTTTCCAAAATTACGATCTACAAAAAGCACAAATCGAGCCTTTCCTTCGAGTTCTTCTTCTGGAGTCCTACATAAAGCGTAGGCGCCATCACAGTGTGCAGCCTTTCTTTTATCTTCTGCAAAATCAGACATTGTAATCCACTTATGCTTATACGCAATGGCCTTTACCTGACTGAAACCTACAACAAGGCAATTAAATTCACCTGCCCATCGCTTATGCTCTTTAAAAATATAATCAATTCCAGAACGCTCTGTACTTGGAAGCTTCATAATTTCTGGATAGTCATTTATGATAACATCGGGAACAAAGTTTTTACGCCTTCGTAGGTCTATTATATATTGCCTGTATTCTTCGGCAGAGCAAGTATTCATGGGCCAATATTTCAATATTATCTTTCCACCCATAGATCTAATGAAATTTATTTTTGACCAAAGCTTTCCTGCATCTGCAGTGGTTCCGACTTCTTTTAAAGAAGAAGTTTCACGGTCATCTTTATCAAAATACTTGACTTCATAACTATCATCTTCGCGTTGCCTAAAATTAAAAGATGAAGTCACAGACTGATCAAGACGCTCTTCCATTTCTTCCTTAGAAAGATCACCATGACTACTCATAAGAACATTAAGACCACTCAAGGCCGCATTCTTTGCAAGGTATATACCACACCAAGTTTTACCCATTTTTTCAGGAGCAGCAACAATGATCATTTGTTTTCTATCTAAAAAAATTCCATTATCATCAAAGGGTTTTATTCCCCACTTGATTAAGTAGTTATCCTGAAGGGCACTTCTTCTGTAGATCCTTTTCTCTACAGATTCTATTTCTACATAATGCGATTCTTCTCGATACTTCCTCATTCGGTCATCACGTATATCTGCCATTGCAGAAACAAGTTCGTCGGCCTTGTCTGTATTTCCTACATCAAAAGCTTTTACAAGATTTAATGAAGTATGAAAACCCTTCCTTGTATAGATAAAATCATCAATACTATCAAACATAAATTCACGATCAACATCTTCTGGATCTATCTTTGAAATCCTCGAAAGAAAATTTATAATGAAGGAATAGTTTTCGTCTCCAAGCTTCTTCTTTCCAATGTTCAAATAGCTTTCCAGATTTGTAGAAGGTGCCTTCAAAGTCTTTTCGTAGTATTCATAAAGCACCTGCAAAAATTTCCGCTGGAAAGCACCAGCCATAAATTCTACAGGGAACTTATGCAAAAGCTGATCTAAAAATTCTGAATCTGTTATAGCCAGGAAGAAAAACTTGTCCACATAGTCCTTTCCTTCAACTGTACCAAGTGGTGGAAGCTTTCTGAGGACTTCTTCATAATTTTCAGAGGAAGAGTTTGCCATGCTCACGTTTTTCCTTTTCCATTGTGGTCAGTGTAAAGTTATATGCCCAGTTTGAACAAAGTAAATTAGGAGTGAGTATAAAACTTCCCTTTTCACGCTTGATGGTTCTGATATGATACCTGATGAAAAATTCTTCTGGTTCTTTTATGCTCTTCAGTTTAGGTGGAATCTCCTTTCTAACCTTCTTGATAAAATTGTAGAGAATAAATTTTTCTTTCTTTCCATAATGAAACTTGATCCCAGTTTCCTTTTTAAAAATTTCAGCGAGTCTTTTGTTATGCATGAAGCTATTGGAAGCTGAAATTGAACCTGGAATATAATCAGGCTTGGAAGAAGGGGTTGGAATTTTCTTTGACTTCAGTTTGTAATGTTCGCGGATCTTTTCTTCATAGACTTCTATTCGCTCTTGAAGATGTACAATCTTCGCTTTCAGTTGTAGATTTTCTATCAGAAGAATCTTCAGGCTTGGATGATTTTGGTTTGTCTCTTCAGAACATTCATGGGGTTTTCCCATATATTTTAGAGAAGATTTCTCTTTAGAGAAATCTTTGAGAAAATATGAATCTCTAATATCTATATTTGATAAATTTCTTTTAGTTCTTACTTTCTTAATATTGTTATTATTTCTTATATCTGTATTTCTTGTTGATAAAGGTAGGACAGAAGAATCAATCCCTCTCTTTGTTCTCTTCATGTTAAAAATCCTCTTTGTGAATATAGTCATAATGCCTTGCAGAGCAAATTGGACATCTTTTGAGAAGATCTTTCAAATTTTTTATTCGGTTGGATTTTGAAACTTTGTTTTTGTAGTTTTCTATTTTCATCTTGGCGAGTATTGAAATGAATTCTTTAAATTGCAATGTAGTTATTTCAGATTGATGATTATATTTTCTGGCTTTTAATTCTTTTATGAGTTCTTTATGACGACTTAATAAATATGATGGAAAAATAAACTCTTGTCTAATCCAGCCAGAAGGATTATAGTGCTTTAAAACAAATGCAAGCTGAGTATGGATTTCTTTATGTTCTCCAAGCAAATGATTCTTACAAAGAATTTCTGTAGGCAGCATCCACATACGCATAGGTAATTTTCCTTTCTAAAACTATACTATTAAAGTTGAACCACCTATAAAGACACTGAAGTCATAACTTCTAACAATTTTTCCGCAGACTTTTTCCAGTTAAAAACTAAAATGCGCTTATGGGCAAGTTTTGCTTTCTTTGTTGCTTCTTTATAATTATCAAGAACAAAAGTCATTTTCCTGGCGAGGTCCTCTGGCTCTGGAAAAGCCATCTCTGTTTCTTCTTCATACTTTTCACCAACGAAGGTTATCTTTCCTTTTCCCATATTATATTTTAAAGTATAGCCAACACTTGAATCAAAAAAATCTGTTACTCCAGAGTAGTTAGTAGAAATGCATGGTAGTCCAGTTCGCATTGCTTCTGCCAATGTCAATCCAAAACCTTCACCCCTTGTAGGAAAGACAAAGCAGTGGGCAGAGTGATATAATTTTATCAATTCTTCATCTGATATTTTTCTTCCATCAAGAATTACATTTCCCTTTTTTTGAATTCCTTCTACAAGAGTAGTTTTCATATAAAGTTCGACTTGATTATATTTTGAAAACATAGCCTGCCATACAACTGCAATTTCTTCATACCCCTTACGAGGATTTGGAGCACCAACCCATAAAAACCTAAAAGGTTTTCTGAGTGGAAATTTCCTTGGAACATATTTGAATTTACTATCTACACCATGAGGAACAATAAAAGTTTTTTCTGGTGGAAAATATTTGTCAAAAAGTGATTTTACCCAGGTACTCGGTGCCAAGAGATGATCTGCTTTTGCAAGTTGCTCTTCATAAATCTTAGGAATTGTAGTGCCTTCAAACATAGTAAAAATCCAAGTTTTTACTCCAGGGATTTTTCCTTTAAAAAATTCAGGGCTCAGTATATATAAGGCATCTGTAGGATCTTCATTCACAAGTTTTATCAGTTTTTCAGTAGCTGATCTTAAATTTTCATTGTGCTTATAGTAGCCAAACTGATTTCCTTCACCTCTTTTAAAATCTGAACCCCATAAAAGTCTGATCTCGTCAAGGTTTCTCATTAGTTTTCATCCTTTTTTAGCTATAATAATCTCATGCCCAACGCGCCATTTTCTATCATTAGAAATAATTTCAAATCCTGCATTTTTAAAAATATTTGAAATGCCAATTCTACTAAAAATCCACAAATGTTCATGTGATTCAAAAAAAAGTTTAAAAAATGCATGTCCAAAAGGTGGATTTAAACCTTCATCAATGGGAACTTGAACAAAAGAAAATCCTCCTGGCCTCAAAACCCTCATTATTCCTTCAATAAATCTAACTGGATCAAGAACGTGCTCAAGAACGTCAGTTGCTACAAATAAATCACATTGATTTACTTCAATATCTGGAAAAATTCCTGTCCTCATATCAATTCCAGGAACATTATTTATGACCCATTCAGAAACATCCCTTGAAATTTCTATTCCTACTGCCTGACGAAAACCTTTTGTAAGAAGATATTCAAGAAAAGCAGCGTGGGCGCAGCCTACTTCAAGAATTGTTCCTCTTTTATCCTTTATAAATTCACTCAAAACAGTCCACCAACTATCTAACCTTCCATCAGCTATATCGGTGGCCCTTCTTTTTTCAATAACTGGATTTCCTATATCTGTCTGATGCTTTCTCCAGTAAAAATCAAGATCATAAAATTTTTTAAACCACTCTACTGATGGAAATTCTTTTATTCGATAACTTCCACAAGAATTACATTTCAAATACGAAGTATTTAAAGAAAATATTTCCAGATTTCCATCGCAGCAAATACATTTCATTTTCTGATCCTTTTTTTAGGAGTTCTTTTTTTCTTTTGACCTACTACAATGAAAGACCAGTAATGATCAGGTGTATCTGTGTAGTCTATAATTTCAAATCCAGAAGATAACAACATATTTTTAACTTCTTCTGGGTTTAGATCTACTTTATGACCATAAGGACCAATCATTGCTGGATTCTTGATTGACCAATACTCCATATTTTTATGTGGAAGATAAAAAAACAAAATTCCCTCAGGTGAAAGCACTTGATATGCATGATCTATTATTTTTTGTTGTTCTTCTTTTTCAACATGCTCTAAAAAATGAGATGAAAAAATAAAATCATAAATTCCATACTCCATTTCCATCAAAGATTCAAGAACATTTCTTCCTTTTTTTATTTCTAAATTATCTGCTCCTGGAAATGGATTTGCTCCACCACCAAGGTCTAAACCTTCACCAATGCAATACTTTTTTGCATAACCTATAATGTGAGAGGCTGCATTATTATCATTTATATATTCTGGGTACAAGTTAGTCTTGTATTTGATAGGATTGTAGTGCCTCCAGCCTCCTCCAAGCTGAGGAGTAAGAATATTTGCCAGATTGAATGGTCTAATATCATGCCAGGTCTTAATAAACCTTTTGCCCACACCTATATCAAGCTGATTTATAAGATTGCAAATAGAACTATCCACACAATATATTTGAAGAGCATTTTCTATGATCAGAAGCCAATCAAAAAGATGATAGCCATCGACTTGCCTTATTTCTACAGAATCAGGTATCATGAAATCCCATTTAGCAAATGAACTCGTACTATGTGTGACCATATATCCTGACCTGAAGTTATCCAGACCAAGATCCTTTGCAAGTGACAATTCTTGCTCTGGCTCACGTCTTATAAAAAGTTTGTATTTTTCTTCTATTGGAACTCCAGCTTCTGCATACTTCCATTCGTCAAATTTTAATTTTGATCTGTGCCAAGAATCTTGTTCTCTACCAAATCCAATTCCAAGATCTATTATTTTTTCAAAATTCTTTTCTTTTTCAAAAAATGTTTTTGCTGCATTATAACTATTGTTGTCAGTATCGAGTTGAATTACATTTACATAAGGCGCTCTTTCAAAAATAGAGGCAAAGGAAGGTTGTACTGGCCAAACTACTTCATAGCCATGGTCAAAAAAATACTTTGCTATTGGAAGGCAAATGATTATGTCTCCAACTCTTCCTGGCTGAATTAAACCTATTTTTTTCTTCACTACACTTTTTGTACGAGCAATGCCAGTATCATTGCAGATAGTTTGCCAAATTTCTCCAATTGAAAAATTTTGTGAATTTAAAAACGTCTGCATTTGCTTTCTATTAAATTTGCTTTCTGGAAGATCATTTTCAGCTGCAGTGACTATGTTTGATTTATGTGATTCATGCCAAATTTCTCCATAGCAAAATTCTACCATAGCTCCGCCAAATCTTTTATAAAGCCAGCAAGCAAGAAGCGTATCCCAGGCGGGGGCACCTATAAACATGTTTGTAAATTCTTCTACAATTATTTTGCATACTCTTTCACTCACAAAGAAAGCATCTTTTCCAATTACAACCTGACCAAGATCTTTCATTTTCCAAATAAAAGGTTCATCATGATTAAATGATACATCATTACGATGATGAATTGATATTTCTTTTTTATTGCTTGGAAGAAGAGAAGAAATTGACTTTCCTGGAGGTAGGATAATATCTGAATTTGAAAATCCGTAAAATTCTTTTCCTGGAAAATTTATAAGAAGATTTGCAAAAATATCTCTTATATATGGAATGGTTTTTTTGCAGATTCCAGAACTCTTTCCAGTTGAAGAAATAAAAAGTTGCTTACATACTCCACTTCCTGGTGGAATTATTCCTTCATCTGTAAGAATAAAAACAGTTTCTGGATAGATCCATGTTCTTGTTGCGCGCTCTACTCTTTGATCTCCTTGATAATATGGAATTGCAAGTACAGTAGTTGAAGATTCTCTCAATACTACAGCATCGGGCAAAATAACTTTATCTGAAAAAATAAATGTGGATGTCTGTTGATTTGTATCTTCGCACGAATGAACTGCAATATTTTTGAAATTTTTTTTTAAGTTTATATTTTTACCACACTTTAAACATTTTCCTGTTACATTTTTTGTCACATTTAATTCTACAGAACCGCAACTTTGGCAGGTTAGATTTATTGGAATCTCAAAAGGAATATCAAAAAATTTGCCACAGGTGGTGCAGGTTTTTGTGACAGGCATTGAAGTACTCCCCTCTCTTTAAGGTTTTTAGCGAGTTTTTCTTTTCTTCTTTTCAGCCACCTTTACTGCCGGAAAGGTTTTGACCGGCTTCGGTTTTTTGATGTCATCGATTTTGCTTTTGGTAGATTCTTCCTTTTCTACTGGAGCAGGTTCAGGGGCAGGTTCAGGAGCAGGTTCAGAGGCGGCAGCAGCTTCTTGCAATTCTTCTTTGTCAGAAGCATACTTTTTTGCAAAATCAAGATCCTTTCCAACAACTGTCAAAGTTCTCATTATATTTCTTTCAGAAGGTAAACACCTATCGCAGATTGGTTCACGTGAAAAATTCTTTATAACCTTATATGACCTGTGACCATTCATGCAAGTCATATAAGCTGGTCTTTCAAATTCAATGTTAATGCTTCCACACTGTGAGCATGTAAGCGTTACTGGTGAATTGTAGGAAACATCAAAAACCCTTGTACAGTTAAGGCATCTGCAGTGAAGTCTGTTGTTCATTTTGTAATAATTCTCCTTTCGATAATTTCTTTTTTTAGGTTCATTTTTATGTTGCATTTTTTACAAATAACATCTGACTTGACTTTAACTTCTGATTGGAAATTTGGAAACTGAAGATCTTTTGTGTCAAAGCAGTTTGGGCATTCGTAAGTAATGTACTTCGTTCTGTTGTAAGGATTTAAAGACATGATTTCCCCCTTTCTATCTATATCATATGAAAAAAGGCCAGTGGAAGTCTTCATCAGGATGGAAAGAGAGGGGAAACCATTCCTAATGGAAAACCTCCACTGGCCTGCGTTTGCTCCATTGCTACTGAATAGAGCAAAAATGATTAAGGTTTAGGTTGCAGTCAGCAACCGCACGAAGCCCTTCGGCAACCCCATCCGGAGCGCCCACCGGTGGTACAGCTTGTAGGCCGTCCGGTTGGTGGTCCAGAGCAGATACGGGTTGACGTCCAGAGCGGCAGTCTGGAGCCTGCGGCCCACGGCGAAGTACCGCAGATTGCCGAAGGCGATGAACGGCGTATTGGCGCCGCTGCTGCCCGGGGCCTTGATCACTTCGGTGTAAGGATAGCCGAAGATCGTACCCGGCACGGAACTGCCGATCGTTTCCATGAAGATCGGGCGGCCGTTGTTGTCCTTCAGGTCACGGACGAAATGCAGAACGGCGCCATTGAGCCACCAACGGGCACCTTGCTTTTTCATGCCATCCAGTTTGGCAATCATGGTAGACAGGACGGTGGAAGTAATCTGCGAGAAGGCCGTGCTGCCCGAACCCATCACGACGGAATAGCCGCAGGCGGCGGACAGAATGCCGGAGCAGATGAAGGGGTTGTCGGTGCCGAGACCATTGAACCCCTTGTTGTCCAGTTCCAGGCCAGCAGCTTCGGCCAATGCACTGGTCAGCCAGCTGACGATGTCGGACCTGGAATCGGCCAGGGTCGAATTTCTGACCGCGGAGTACGCGGAAAGTTCGGATGCGGTCAGTTCGACTTCGATCAGGCCAGGCTCGGATTCAGCCGTGGTATTGCCCCAACTGACGGCAACGGCGGAATCTTCTGCCGGGAAGGACTGCTTCTCTGAAGTCATGTCCCACATGCGGGCATACTGAAGAAGCACGGAAACTTCCCGGGCAAAGACCAGGATCTCGGCATCGACAATGTCAGGAACCGGAAACACGTTCCCACTGTCACCGATCACGGTCTTGAGTTCGCCGCCATAGACCTTCTGGAACAGGTCGTAGGCGCGAGGATCCGGGTACCGCCGCCCAATGAGGTTCACCAGGCCGAAGTAGCACTTCATCTCGTCCAGGACATTCTCCTTCGGCGCCCACCACTTGTGATCGCGGCGCAGGTTTTCGCCCTGGCGAGCCAGAACCATTTTCTTGCCGAGATAGTCGAGGATTTCCCGGCGGCCATTGCTTTCCTGGCTCAGCGTGGTGCCTTCAGGAACGAAGAGCGGGAAGGACTGACCCTTGGAAACCTTGGACTCCAGCTCAGTGACTTTCTTGCCCATCGCGCTGGTGAAATCACCAACCGACTTGGCCAAGGTAGCAACCGAAGTGGTCAAGGTATCAAGGGCATCATCTTCTTTTCCCGGATCTTCCTCGAGACACTTGGCCTCACGGATGATGGTGCTATCTTCCGCGTACAGAACGACGGAAAGATCTTTCACCTGCTCGGGCGTAGCTTCAACCAGTTTGCCATCAACGAGAATGTAGAATTTCATTTTTGAAATCTCCTTTAGAATTTAGATTTTATCTCTTCGCAGTGTCGAGAGTTTTCCCGATCTGCTGAATGAGATTTGCTACCTTAATCAGTTTCTTGGTCGAAAATTTCTTTTTAGGTTTCAAGTTTACAGTGACTACCGCTTGCCGAGGTGGAATGTATTCTGCGTCTGCATCCTTTTCGAGGAGTTCGTCGTAGAGCGTCGTTGCCTCATCTGCTTCTTTTTCAGTAGGCGGAACTTCATCACCAGGAACTGAAGGATTTGCAGATTCAGCCGACGGATCTCCTTTGACTTCCTCGGGCTGGACGACTTCAGAATCTTCCGATTTGTTGCTCTTCAAAAATTTTCCAAGATCCGAAACTTGCTTCCCAAGATTTTCTACAAAAATCAGCAGTTCAGAAGTGAAGGCATCGCTCTGGGCAGCGGCTTCAAACTTTCCGCCTCGCCCGGCACAGTGATTCCTTGCCGCAGCGGCGGTCCAGCTATCCTTCGGGTACCGAAGGGCCTGGATAGAAGTCTTGCCACCCTTGATTCCGAAAATAACGTCGATGCATTTTCCTTCATGCTTCTGATCGCAATTTTTGCGCGCAAACTTCTCAAACTTTGCAGGGTCCTCAAGCCTACAAGCATGTTCGTTTGCATAGGGCTTTTCTTCCATAACTTCAGAAGCGTCGATGTCGCACATGCCGCTACAATCAGCTTCGCTCTTAAAATTGAAAGGCACCTGGATCATTGCAGAGGTTTCTTCTTCATACTTCAAACCTTTCTGCATAACGTCATTCAGTTCGTCCTTGACGTTCTCCATTCCTTCTTCTATAATTTCTTTGCCAGTGAAATTATTGAAAAGCTTTTCACCTACAATTCCAAACTTGGCTGCGCTGAAGGATTTCACTTGATCAAACATTTCCTGAACTGCCGAAGGATTTGCAGGAACTGGAACTGCACTAAGTTCGAGTAGTTCTTGGAAAGTAAATTCTCGCCCATGAATTTCCTTCTTTTCTTTTTCCTTTCCTTTGGGAATTTCCATCTCAGTAACGAGATCTTCCCAAGAAAAAGGAATGAAGCCAACGGAAGAAGCGTTCAGGATCTTCTCGTTGAAAAGCTGAAGGATCATATCTGCAAAGGGCCAGACACCTTCGGTTGGAAACCTATTGGTGAAAATCATCCTCTTTGGATTTGACTTACGGACTACCTTCACAGCCGCCCCGATAGGAACATGTCGGTAGTCATGCGCCCAAAGAAAAACAGGATTTTTGATATAGTTTTCCAGTGACCAGCCCTTGACGCGAACGATATCGCCATAACGATCTACAGTTTCATCTGTTCCCACAATTGTCAAAAGTCTTTTTTCAAGGTTGACAGCTTTAACTACCCCGCTGTAGTCGCAGCCAAGTACCGATTTCCCATTGTGCTTGATTTCACTTCCATCAGAATTTTTCAGAATGTAGGCCATCTTTTTCTCCTTCCTTATCTTTTTTGTTGATCATATAACCAATAGAGCACTGCAACTCTAAATTCAAAGAAAGCTCTTCGGATCTTGCTTTCAAATTTCTTTTCGAGCGGATTGACCTTTCTGATAACTTCTTTCCAGGAACCTTCACCAATAACTTTCTTTCCAATTAAAGGAATTTCGATGCAGCGGCAATTGATAACTTCTTTTGCAGCACCAGAAGGATCACCTGGGTATTGCAGAATAGATCCATTGACGTCCCAGAATTCCGTTGTCTTTATAACCATGCCAGCCATCGCCTGATGACTGCCTCTTACTTTTTCATCAAGTGAAGTCACCCATCTTTTTTCATCAAACGGACTATCCTTCAATGCACTGTTCCTTGAAAAGTTAAGTGCCCCGTACGATTCTGTGCGAGCAATCATCTTTGCACGGTTTCCAGTAAATTGGAAAACCTTTTTAATTCTTGCCGCAATTTCTGAAATGTTCTCACCTTTTTCAAGGCCAACTTGTATTTCCTTATTTAACCTGCTCGTAACTGGTCTCCTGATTCCATCCATTCCAGTAAGCTGAATCAGCTTCCTTTCTATAAAGGCCACAGCTTCAGGTCGTGCCATCCATTCTGGATCAAATGCTACGCCTATTTCTCCTGAAATGGTTTCTATTCCTACTCTTCCAACAGCTTCATAAATAGCTTTCGCTTCAAGCTTCAATTTATTAAAAGGTTTTTCAGATAGACCTTCAAGTTCGGAAGTACTCTGTGTAAGTACAAATGGCTCTGCTTTTTCTGCAGAAAGAAGATCTTCACCTTCAATCAAATCTTCTTCAGTATCTTCTGAATCATTATTTTCAGGAGGTGTTTCTGTAGGTGTTTCTTCAGTGGCATCAGGATCTGGAGCTTGAGGAAGTTCTGTATCAGGACCAATTGCAATGTAGTTTCCAGGAACAAAGATGTAGTTGCGCCAAGTAGCATCCATGAAGCCAAGTTCAAGTTTTTCGTTGACTTCATTTGGAGTGAATCCCATCTTCACAAGTTTTTCTGCAGTATCTACCTTTTCAGAAAAAGCTTCTTGTAAAGCTTCCACCTTTGAAATGTCAAATGCTATCTTTATTTGCTCATTTTGGAAGTAGGTAAAATTCAGAGCAGAGCAGATCATTTTCATGATTGGCAAGTTTGTATCTTGCCACCAAGATTTTCTTTGCTCTCTTGATGTAGCATAGTTCACATCGTCGGTCACGCTGATGATGCTCTTTTTCATGCCATAGATTTGGAGGATTCTTTCCTTGTCCATGTCACGAAGTTTATTCCACATCATGTCTTTGTGAGTCGGTGATGTAGCTGTATATTTCAAGCCGCCATAAAGAACAAGAAGCTTATGGCTCTTTTCAATGCCAGCATACTTTTTATCTATTTCACCTTGAATCTGAAAGACTTGTTCTGAAGTCAAATCTGCATCTGTAGAAACAACGCCACCAATTGAAGTTCCTTGTTTAAAGAAAAGTTGATTGAACTTAGCTGCCTTATAATCTGTTGTGATTGCAATTTTTCCAGCACTTGATGGAGCAAAACCCACGATTGGGTCATATGGATTCCAGAAGAAAATGTGACAGGTACTTGATAATGGGATTGCAATATTTGTCTTCCCATCTGGGTTGTAGTTCCATCCTATTAGGTTTCCAGAGGAACCTTTTACAGCCTTCATATATCTGTGGGCAACAGGCCACATCGAATCTGGAAGTCCAGTAGGATTTAGATGTTGCAGAGGCCATGGAATGTAGTATATGTTTCCATCAAGCAGAAGCCAACTGACTGTAGCTTCTACAAATGAAGCCATATCCATCATATAGTTTGGACGGTGAAGAAGCGAATAGCGAGGATCCTCTTCGGGAACCTTTTCCCATTTATTCTTTTTATTTTTTTGTAGGAAAATTAATGGAATTTGAGAAATGGCTCTTGCAGTTGTGGAAATACAGATGTAAACCAGATCAGACTTTTCATAGAGCCGATCAAGGTTTTCATCATCCCAAGGAGCCGGCCTATTTCTAAGAAAGACATCATCAATGGCACCTTTCCGAATAACTTCTTTCACAAAGTTGCCAATCATAGCTGCTCTATTCATTTTTCAATGGCTCCTTTTTTGGCTCAATATTTTCAAAGAAAAATTTATATGCCCATCTGGCAATAAGGATAAGCCAGAAGCCAATACATGAGATGATTCCGCACCACTTTATCATTTCCCAAATTTGAACTGGCAAAGTTTCCATTGAGGTTTCCTTTTAAAGTATAATCAATCTATTGTCATCAGGAACTTCCATCAACTTCTTTCCACCATCACAGCCAGGGCAGCACCATTTTTTATCAGTAAGATATTCTACTCCAATAAAAACCCAAAGCGCCCTGATCTTCCACATCCCATCTTCAAGGCATAATCTTTTCAATGTGAGATTTATTTTAGTAAACCATTTTTTGTCCAGATAGTAATCTCGGACAAGTTGGGCAAGGGCATCATGTGCGCAAGATCCGCGCATAAAATTTGTTGTGTCGAAGGTAGGACCACTCGGGCCATCCCAGGCGTAGCCATGGCGAATTGTAAGAATGCCAGACCTTGTTAAACCAAGAAATTCAGTTTCAATATCTATATCTGGAAAAATATCGGTTTGAACAATTAAGTCATTTACAAGTTGATATTTATATCCTGTTTTGTATCTGAGCTTTGCCATTTTTAAACCTCTTCCACTTGATATAACTTTATCAGATTCCAGTTAGTAGAGGAAGAAGAAAGAGAACCTGTTAGTCCTAATTTTCCAGGTTTTACAATCTGTAGAAGGTTCATCTCTTTTTTCTGCCTTTACTGCCCTGTGTATGTTGATTTTTAACTTCACCTCTGATTGAGAGAAGTCAGAGGTGAAGTTATTTAATCATCAGTTGAAGGTCTTATTTAATCCATGGCAAAACTTTATCTCTATCCTCTTTGACCTGATACTTAATGTAACAAATGTCTTTCGGACTAATGGGTGTAGCTACATCCTGGAAAGCTATAAGATCATCACCAGCAATCACTATCTCTGCACCCATATTTTCTCTAATGTATTTAATTTTTGACATCAGATAGACAAACATTTGATTGTAGGTAGTACTCGAGTTTGCAAGGTTTTCAACTTCATCAAGGATCTTTACGATGTCTTTCTTTTTTACCTGATCAAGCTTACTGATTTCATAGATAGAAAGTTTGATGATAGTATTTGCTGTTCTCAGATCAGGGATATATTTTTCTATCAAACTGTCTCCAGGAAATGAATCGCAGACAGTTACCGGAGTAGCCGGTGATTTTACACCCTTCAGAGCGCAGCCAAAAATAAATCCAGAAGCAATGATCCCGATAACTACGATGAACAGACCTTTTTTCATGACTCTTTCTCCTTTTCTGATTTTAGGTTTGCTTGCCTTTTCCCAATGACTACTTCGCCTCTTTTTTCAAGTTTATAAACTTCATTAACTCTCATAAGCATTCTAACTATGAAAATAATTAAAATAGTCAATTCTGGTATTCTTCTAAAATCCCACAAATAAGTATTGTGGAAAATGGTCATGCACGAAGGATCTATGTTTCTCAAATATCTTGCATACAGTGCGATAGAATCTGAAAAAGCATTTGTTAAAAATATTAATGACACATAAATATATACATCTGTTGCAGAGCCAATTCTTATCCACCACCAGCCAAAAAGAAAAAACCCAAATAAACTTACAAACACAGCTAAAAAATATATATAAAATGTGATATCAGAATTGATCATTATTTTTCTCCTTTCTTTTACTTGAACATTCATCTACTACTCTCAATACACAAGTTGGATCTTCTTCCACTAATTGAAGAAACCATTTTTCTTCACCATCAAGTGCAGCTTTTACTATTGTTGTCCTGACTATTTTTTCAAGGCGATCTGCTTGATGAATGCGCTCATTTTTTAATTCGTTCAATTGACGCTTTTCTTCTGCAAGATGAAAAAATGAATATAATCTTTCTTTTAATTTTGTCATGTCTGTCCTCCATTTTTTACACGGGACAGTACTTCCAATAAAGTTAGCATTCGAGAAATTCTGTCTGAATCCTCCCTCGCCCCTGTCATTATTTCCTTCAGAAGCACTTCCCTTTTGATCAGAAGGTAGAACAGCAATCCAATTACAACCATTAGGGCCAATACGCCCGGTTGATGTTTGAACACGTCTATCAACGCCTTTCCAAGTTCCGCCCATCCGTCGTTCATGTGTAATCACCTCTTCACCTCCTCTATCAATAGAGGTATCCAAAGAGTTCAATGGTTGCATTATAGTCGCCAGTGGATCCAGTAATGCCTTTGATTCCAAAAACATCAGCAGCATCATAGGGTTTAAAATTTGCATCAAAGTTTGAAATAACTCTACAGTCATCAGTAGCAGTCATACTTGAAAGGTCAACGTTTTGCTTCCAGTTATCGCAGTTTGCTCCATCACCAAAATCATACTCAGTTCCACCAGCCAAAGAACCAGTGGGGTTACGAACCACCACATAAGTAGGAATCATTTTTAATCCAGTAGGAACAGTATAGATTGTTTGCTTCCCATCTGCCGTTTGCATTCCTACTGTAACTGAAGCCAATCTAATAATACCTGGAACAAATGCAGGAGCTGCAGCAACACCACCAGATTTTAAGACCTGACCTTCTGCTGGTAAAGTCAATTCAGTTACAACTGCAGAGCCATTTGAATGAAATATTTTCCAGTTGCCAGCTGTAATCATATTTGTTAGGTTTCCAAAAATAGGAGCAGCACTTACGCCTTGTCCCACCAGTACTTGCCCAGTTGTTCCAAGACCAAGTTCTGTTATAACTGCAGAACCATTTGAATAAAAAACTTTCCAGTTGCCAGCTGCAGGTATTGTTGGAAGAGTTCTCTTCTGCCAGATTGAGCCAGTATATTCATAGAAGCAATTTTCATCCCATACCCATAGAGCAAGACCTTCAACCGGAGCCATAGAATAAAAGGCACCACCAAAGTAAAACAAAATATGATACTGTGTATATGGCGTAAATGCAGTGCCAATAATCCAGCAGGCATTTTCTATTCCAGTTGGAAGAGCGGCAATGATATCACGGGCACCTGTCATTAATGTAGTAAGATATTTTGTAGTGTTATTTACAGTAACATACTTCTGAGCTTGAGCCGCGGTCATTTCTGTTATTCCAAGAATATTTGCCATTTGAATTCTCCTTTAAATTGTTGCCGTTGCTACATGGCCGCGGCCGATTATAGATGACATCTGATATATGTTACAGCTAATCATTGGTGGAGCAATAATTCCAGTTTGTGAATGAGATATTTTTAAATTATCATAATATTCACTATACGAATCTCCTGAATAATTTGTTTGATGAAGATTTATTTGCACAGAAGATCCAAAATAAGAAACAATAGAAGGATCAAAGGAAACTTCAATTTGCTTAATACCTCTCATAAAAAATAAAATCTTATATGATCTAAAATCTACAATTAATTTTTCATTTTCCATTAAACCTATACCTTGAGAATTAGATACAGAATGATGAGCATCTCTAAATCCGCTCAATATTGTATCTACTCCATTTATTCTTTGAATCAATGTAAACGTAGGGCCAGCACTTAGAATCAATGCAATAAAGCTATTTGTTCCTACACCATATTCTGGTCTCCTAAAAGTATAGGAAGCAGTTGCATAAGTAGGATTTGATTTCACAATATAAATAGCACTTTCATTATTGCCAAAATATCCACCACTCATATTATAGCAAGGACAATGTTGATATTCAAACATTAGATAAGAATTTGAAGGAATCAAATTTTTTGCTAATAAATTACATCCAGAATTTAGATATGTAGCAAATGCATATTGATAAATTCTACCACTTGTCATTCCTGCAGCATGACCTTGATAGCTTCCATTTGGCCAGCCATTATCTACCCAGTTTGTAGTCAATACTCCATCACAGGTTTCAGTCAGAACACGATATGGAAAACCCATATCAAAAAAATCAGTTACTGGAATTGCCAAAGGTGCAGAAGCAGTTTGATATAATTTTAATG